GTCGTATTGAATAGATTGGTGGATTAACACCTTGCATACGCAAGTTTAGTATAAACTACTATTTATATCTTGTCAAGTATCGCTTTAGCGATCAAACGATGACCCTCTTTATTTGGATGACCTCTTTCTGCCCTATATTTCATTTCTACATGCATGAGATAATCAAAATTTAAGTTTGAATAATTATTGATTGTGCATACCACAAGAGGAACGTTATGTGCTTTGCAATGATTGCGGATCGTTTGTAAATGTATATTTTCTTTGACTTCAAAATACTTTCGATTTGCCACACTGGTATAATAATGTCTCCAGAATTTTGCATGACCGTCTGCTTTAGTGTAATGATCAAATTTTTGATCATCTAATTTTGGCATCATTGATTTTGGAAATACCTGTTGACCCCATTTTTTTTCAATACTGCGTCTCATTTTTTCTTTCTCAGAATCACGATGTAACCACGCAGTGTAACTATATTTCGGATTGACTCTAATCCAATCCTTTTTCCACCCTCCTGACCATACTCTTCTAAGATACTCAGTTCTAGCAGGGAATGTCATCTGTATGATTGCCAAGTCGTATTCCTCTATATTATTCTCCACCATTAATTTTCTGATGATTCTATCATTAGATCCACCTTCTTTAGCAAAGTTATACTCTCTGGCACCTAAATTATTGCATATTAATTTTGAATATCTTTCTTCTTCTCGATGCTCAAGTTCTTGACCATACGTCCATGAGCATCCATCAAAGTATATTTTCATCAGACTCTTCACATTTTGACTTGTATGCCCACTCAGTAGTGTGTCCTACAGACCACTTGTCTGAGTTCTCTACCATATAATTTTGTGAACAAACTTCAAAGTCTGGTTGCTGTACATTGTCAGAGATGAGACTTTGATCCTTCCATATTATTCTATTGTTGGGTTGCAAAGCAAACTGTCCATTATCTAATGCGATACAATTAAATGACTTATGCTCTGGATCATCCTGACTGTAGTTTGTATTGAGTGTAGATGATTCTGAGTGACAATTGTCAATCGTGAAACAATACTGTCCCTTGTGCATCTGTTTATCCTTACCAAAGAACTCACATCTATTCAGCAATGGTTTCTCTATGACTGTCAAGTTGTAATCAAAACAATCCCATATCTGTAGTGTATCAAGTGGTAGTAGTTTGTCTGGATCATAGTCTGTCTTCCATACAAATGCACTTATCGGTAATTTATCAAAGAGTGCACCATAATCATACAGAAGTGTCTCAAAGTACAACGCTTTATGCTGCACACTCTTGACTGAGATCCATGTGCCAGGTGTTGTTTCACCATGACCTTTCTGATGATCATAAAGAAATTCCTTTCTTACATGCACGGAGAAAGGTGGTAAATTGTGAACCAAAAATGCCATTACTTAAGATTTTTTTGTACTTGTTCTAAAGTTTGTTTCATATTACTGAATATAGTCCCCATGTCTGCATCACCAAAACCCAATTCTTTTGCATGAGTTACAATATAATCTTTCATTTTTTTTGCTTCTTTATCCTCAGATAATGTAAGTCTTGTCCACATAATTTGTTGTCTTTCAAGAAGTTCTTTGACAGTATCTATATGATCGGACTTTGCCTCATTACTCATCATAGGAAACTTGAGAATAACATCATACAATTCTTTTTGAAGAGATGTGATTTCTTCCATCTCATTCTTCACTGTTTCTGAGTCAAAAAATTTACTCATACCTCTCCTTGATTTTACTAATAAGATACTGCCTATACTTGTCTTTGTCAATATTTAGAAACGGTATATATTTCCTAATCTTCATACCAACAACTTTCCATACAGGATCTTTGAGTTGTCTATCATAGTCCTTACAATATCCAAAAAGTTTTTCGTAAACACACATCTCCTCTGCACTTATATTACCTGCCAGATGTTCCTTGAGAATAGGGGGGTGACCATTTGATGCATCAAAAAATTCATCATATGAGTATTGATCTAAAAATTCTTCAGATTTTTGTTTGAAATGATAGAATAAACTTTCATTTCTTTTTTGCCACTCTTTATAAACAGTCTCACCAGACCTTATGATATTACCTATCCATAATCCTTGTGGATTATCTGTGTCTACAAAATTTGCAAGGAAAAAATTTTTGATCTCAGGATCCTTATATTTCCTTGACATTTTTTCAAAAAAATATCTATCTTTCCTCTTGTAAAAGGAATCTATTTTTGCTCTTGATTTACCTCCATATTTTTGGTAGTCATACTTCTCTTTAGTGAAGTGATTTTTGTACGCAAGGTACTCTTTGTAAGTGTCAAATGGTGTCAATGTAGGCAATGGATTGCTCCTCAAATAGCAAGAAACTTCGCTCTTGAAGTTCTCTTCAAATAATTAAGATTCATAGCGTTACCCTTGAGTTTTTCTTTCATGGGTTTTGTAATGAGTTTTGATACAGATTCAATCTCAATACTATTCTCTTCACAATAATGACAGATTGCCTCAATGTAATTCATGTCAATATTATTTTGCACAAGGTTCTCAATATCATTTGTGAACTTGTCTTGACATAAGAACTTGTTCTTTAGAACTGCCCTCATTTCAGTTTTAGTTTTGGTTGCCACTTAATTTGTCCTCCACAAATTTTTCGATGTACTTGACTAATAATCTCATATATTTCATTTTATCATACTCTTCGTAAACCGTCACCTCTCCATTCTCACACGTCATGAGAATGACAAGTTTCTTTACAGGTATGTTTGTAATCTCGTAAAACATACAAGCATATGCTGCTGCTTGTACAAAATAATTCTCTATCCACTCTCTTGGTTTAGGTTTCGCAGCAGTTTTAAAATCAATAATAGATAATTCACCATTGTATTCTGCTATGCAATCAACAGTTCCAGCAACACCTAATTCATTGCTGTATAAACTTTTTTCTAAAGCGTAAATATTATTTATATTTTGTAACAATTTTTTTGATTGAGTGAACAACATCTTACTGCTAGGATTATCTAACACCACCTCTTTGTTGAGTAGATGATTCTCTATCAAGGTGTGTACCTTGGTTCCTCTTGAAGTTGCTCTTTTAGTTATTCTATCTGCCTCTTCGTTTCCAACTCTCTTTCTCCACTCGACGAAGATGTGTTTATTAAAATGAGAAGTGACCGAGGTGATAGACACCATCGGTCTGTCATTCACATTGTAATATCTTACTCCGTCAATAGTCTTCCTACTCAAGGTAGGAAGGTCACATTCTACATGGTTGAACATTACATACCTAATTCAATTTTTGAGGTGATGTAACTCTTGACCAAACCAGATCTGACAATATCATCAAGACCAAATTCAATTAGATCGAACTCAGGCATGCGAGTGATGATTCTTTGAAAATCAAGGATACCATTCTTCTCGTTTGTTCTTACCAAATCAGTTTGTGCAACGTCACCACAGAACATTATCTTGGTGTCTTCACCTACTCTTGTTATTATACTATCTAACTCATGAAAATTCAAGTTTTGTGACTCATCCACAATAACTATAGAGTTATCCAATGTTGTGCCTCTGATGAATGAGGTAGACCAAAAGGTCACACTCTCCTGTGCCTTGAGATTACCCCACAGCATTTCAAATTCATTGTCAGTAGGCAACTCAAACATATATTTGACCATATTTTTATATGGTATTTGATATAGTGCTGACTTATCTTCATGATCACCAGGCAGGAAACCTATCTCTCTGGTAGACACCAACGATCTCACTAAGACCACCTTCTGATATGGTGTAAGGGGATCAAGAACCTCCTTGAGTGCTTGATATAATGTTATGAATGTTTTACCCGTGCCTGCAGCACCATATAGAAATAAGTTTTTACCCTCACTATAGGAAGCAAAAGCATGTTTTTGATTAGGTGTGATTGGTTGGACATCAATCATAATGTCCGAATTATATGGTTTCTTTCTCTTCATTTGCTTCGCAGTCATACCAGTGCCAACACTGATAGACATTTTCTTTTTACGTGGCATGTTAGAAGTGTGTAGTTTTTTGTGGTTTGACTTTTGAACCTGGTACTTGTGCTACTTTAGAGAGCACCTCATTCCACCCTCCGTCAGTCCTACTGTATACGTCTCCTGTGGCACTTACCACACCTCCTGATCCTTTAGACCAATCTTTATCCCAGTCGGGATTATCTTTTCTAAATTGATCATAATCTTTCATTGACATGATGACTTCTTTAGTCTCCCCTGTCTTCAAATTTTTGAGTGGATATGTTGGCATATATTGTTGCGAGTGTAGTATTTATTGTGTGATGATGACCTTACGTTTAGTGTTTTCCTGTAAGGCACCGCTAAAATGCAAAGGTTTGCATGTACACATATTGCATACTTTATCAGGTAGTATACTTCGTTTGCAGAAAGATGTCAACTCGTCATCACTACAATTGACAGGCAAACCATCTACAAGATATTCTTGCCACACATCATCATGACTCTGTTCCGTAACAGACAATAATTCCTGTAAGAATGCAGTGTTAGGGCACTTCCATAACTTACCATTATATAATTGGGTATTAGGACAAGAGCATACCTTGAAACTTTTAGCGATCTTATTATGATTGTATGGATACACTTTACCATCATGTTTCTTGATAGAATTAAACCATCGATCCTGACCTGTGTGATGTGCGGTAAGTAACACCTTCGGATGATTGAATTTCTTTACAATGTCTTCCACTTCTTTAAGATGTATACTGATACGTAAAAACACTCTCTCGTCATCTAAAACTTCTTTGATCCATTCTTCATTTTGTAAGAGAAGTAGACCATTGGTGTAAAGATAGACAGGAGAATTAGTATGTGATCTACATGCATTTACAATCTCCTTACAACGTGGGTTGAGTAATGGTTCACCACCTATGACAGACACTCTACCAATATCTAGTCTTGGTAAGATAATTCCTATGTCCTCTAATAATGCATCCGTATCTAATTTACTGCTTGGTGCAAAGTAATTACTAAAATGATTACAACCCTTACATGAAAGATTGCAACCTATGGTAGTACTAATGTCCAGTATGTTCAGTCTGGGCAAGATACGCAGCTCCTATTGATGTGCCACCATCATGTGCTATTGGCATCACACGAATACGTACATCTAATTCTTTCTGTAATTTATAATTGACTACACAGTTTAGAAAACATCCACCAGATAATACAATATTTCTTCCTTCATACATTTTACATAACTCAAGTGCTCTTCTCTCCCACTTCTGTTGCACATAGTATGCTTCGTGTTTTCCATATGCTGCTAAACCCATGACCTTACCTGCATCTTCCTCATGAAATCCATAATTTACACAAATTTGTTGATATTCTTTTCCTATTCCAACATCACTCTCATCAAAGTATTTTTTATGTAATACTTTCCATGAAGGTATGTCAAATATACTTTCTATCTCTATACCTTCATCAGTGATTGATCCATTTGCATCTACTACGATTGCGATGGCATCTTTATATCCAGAATTATAAAATGCTGATGCAGCATGACACTTATGATGTTGGGATCTGTAATCATATATTTTTGCATCTGGAAATTTATTTTTGATAATATTTAAATCAAGTGCTGATAATAATTTTTTAGAATCTTTAATCCAATATGAATCACATATGGCTATAGCATCTACATCATCAACATACTTTACAAGAGATCTTATAGCGTGATCTCTTTTTTTTCTTGTTATTCTTTCTGACTCTAGGTAAAAATCTAATTTACCATCTCTCATAATACAGATTGATCCGTTGTTAGACAGGTTCAACCCTAGGACTGAAAATTTTGCGGAGATTTTTTTTCCAGATTTATGTAATTGAAAAGTCATTTTCCCCTGAGTTTTTGCACCTCTGGAAAATAAAGATAGTCTATTGCACTATCCTCGAAGGTTTCAATCGCATCTTCTGGTGTCTCCACTAATGGTTCACCTGACAAATTAAATGACGTATTGAATAGAAGAGGTGTCTTTGTAATTTGATAGAATGAATCAATAAGAGTGAAGAAATTTTGATTATCTGTCATACTCACCGTCTGCACTCTACATGTTTTATCTATGTGTAATACAGCAGGTATTTTTTCGTGAGCATGTGGTTGTGCATCTACAGCGTACATCATGAAAGGTGACTCCGTAAGTCCACCCATGTCAAACCAATTGTGTGCATGATGTAGTAAGACACTGCAGGCAAAAGGTCTAAATGGTTCTCTATTTTTTACCATATTCAATCTATCTTTACCATAAGGATCTCTTGGATCATATAAGATAGAACGATTACCCAATGCTCTAGGTCCTGCTTCTGATCTTCCTTGGAATATTGCAACAATTTTTTGTTCATCTAAGAGTTTTGCAACGTCCATTGAACATACAGTGTC